CCGTCTGCTGGCTGTCCACCAACTGTAGCTACCATCGGGCCATACTGACCTGTTGGAGTAGTAGCAAAGTTCCACGGAACCCTATTAGTCATATCCCAAGGGAGTAGATTAGGTGCTTGGTAGTTCCATAAGTTTTCTGCCATACCCTGTGCTGGTTGCATCCAAGGCTGATAGCTTGGGTCTATACCCGGCATTGCTCTGGCAGGTGTGAAGTTAAATAGGTTCTGAGAATGGATTGGATAGTTAGCCATGTAACCCGGCATACCACCACCAGTTCTTCGACCAGCACCATATGTGGGCGGAAATCCACCGCCCATGCCACCGCCCATGCCACCGCCGTAACCACCACCGGGGGGCCATCCGCCTCCACCACCGGGGGGCCACATTCCACCACCTCCGCCGGGGCGCCATCCTCCGCCGTCACTGGGAAAACCGGGGCTTACCCAGCCGGGGTGTTCACCACCTTCGCCGGGTGGGCCACCCCTCCTTTCTGGGTATCTTGGGTCATTTAACCAACTGTCATCTCTATCTTCTCTACGACCGCCTCGATCTCGGTTTGGGTCGGCATACCAAGGCTCATGCCAAGTCCTAGTAGGCCCACTTATAATCTGACCGCTTGCATCAGTAATACGACCATCAGCATGGGTAACAGTTCCATCAGGATTAATTTCCCTAAAAGTATCTACCTGATACTGGACATCTTTGGGCATTCCAAATATACCACTTACCCACCTGCCAAACCTATCAAAATACCCTTCTTGGTTTACAGGATCAAGACCAGCAGCCGTTGCTTGTGCATCTATCCTAGCTTGATCTAATGCTCCCTGAGAAGTCCAGCCACCCCCGCCAACTTGCCTGCTTATGGTTGAGAAATCATCTACCGCTGGACTACGAGTAGGATCAAGGAAACCACCCATATAATCATCCGCAGCAATATCTCGCATAGCTGCTGCATTTTCTTGGGCCTGTCTAGCCGAACTTAAGCCAGCCGCAGACCCTAGTACATCTTGTGTACCACCAAACGTATCTACGTTTTGTCTGGCTATAGCATCTTGCATACCGCCAAAGGTGTCTACATTCACACCTATATTGCTAAAATTATCAACCTGCGCCGCTGCCGCTGCGTCCTGCTGTGCCTGTTGTGCGCTAGCAAACTCATTTGCCCTTTGTCTGGCTGCTGCTTCCTGTTGCGCTGCTTGCGCACTCGCAAATTCATTTGCTCTCTGCCGTTCTGCTTGGGCCTGTGCTGCTGCGGCTTGCTGTGCTGCTTGGGCTGCTACGTGCTGATCGTGTGCTTGCTGCTGGGCTACCCTTGCTGCTTCTTGCCTAGCTGTTTCTTGTGCCGCCATTTGACGCTCTATTTCTTGAGCTTGCATTTGGCGATCTATTTGTGCTGCCATCGCATCCCGTTCTGCTTGACCCCCATCACCTCGATCTCCGAACTCGTAGCCTCCAGAAACATCATCATCGTCCCCGAAAAAGTCATCACCCCCATTATCACCGCCTCCACCACCATTGAAACAGGCGTTGGTCATTTTGGCTTGGAGAAATTCCTCGTCAAACCACCGATTAGTTTTTAATAGTTTTCTATCAATCATTGCATTTTCTCTCTAATGTCTTTGGTGTACACGATGTATTCACTTTTCCACTCTGGTAGAAGTTTCTTCCAACCTTTCCTGCCCCATAACTCAAGAGCCGTACAATCTTTCTGTATAGCAAAGGATTGCACCATATCTAGGAAATGCTTAAACTTATTGAAGTCTTCGCCAGCTAGGGAGACAAGTCTTAGTACCTTCTTTTGAGGGTAGGTTATGATCTGTGTCACCAGTGCAGCGATGATTTCTTTATTTTCCGCGACTATCCATAATTGCATACGTCCTTCAGTAACAAGGTCAAGTATGTCCTCAGTCTCTAACTCGCCTTCGGAGCGCGAAACTACCCGTGCGAGTATTGGTTCCACTTTGTCCCACACACATTCAACATCATCAGGATCGAGTAAATGAGCTTTCATAGTTTATTCCAGCTACTTCCGTACCAGTATATTCCCTCACCTGATCCTGGATTCCAGTCTGATCCATCTGCGAATCTGATGTCTCCTGTTCTGGGTCTTGCCGGTGCCTCATGTGTTCTTTCCAGCCTGAATGTTGCTTGGTTTAACAGGATGTCGCCCAGCCTTTTTAATTCAGTAACAAGGTACAAGCCCAGACTTTCTGTATCTGCCGGTAATGGGCCGGGTTCATAGTGGGTTACAGACCTTTCTACTCTATCTACATGAGTAGCCATTAGTTCATCTTGGAGCCTCTATTCCCTGCGTTCTTAACGTCTAGGGAATAACCGTCCAATCTCCATGTTTGATCTCCAGTGGATTCAAATTTCACACCGATGTATTTTCCTGTAACTCTAACTGGAACCTTTGATTGTGAGTCAGGATTAAAGGTATACGGGCCTTCCCATGAAATACTTTCCTCTGTTGACATCTGTGCGCCCACATAGACGTTCACAGTATTAGCATCAGACGATGACATTTTGGGCCAGACAGATAGAACCTTCTTTACCATTGTTGCATTAGGCTGTCCTGACTCATCCACAGTTATCCCAGTTCTTTCAACGTAGGATGTCATGTTAGTTCCATCCTTTGTATTTCCAGTTTCATGCCGATACATTTTAGTATCGGTTGCAGATGCCATTACCAGAGTTTTACCAGCCGTGTTGAAGAAAGATGACGCACCCGCTGTATTCCAGTTCTTTGTGTTACTCGTCCATGTGCTTGCATCAGCAGACCATGACGCAGAAGCTAGAGGATCACCCTCAATACCATATGCAATCATTGATGTTTCTGGAAGATCGCGCTCTGTAAATGTTTGATTCGCCCAGTTCCAGACCAGCGCTTTATCACACTGTACATTTGTTAAGTTACTAGACGATACATAACAAGCCCACATTTCTGTATTTCCATAGTCTGCAACCACAAATGATTTCTCATGTTCATCGCCATTCATGTTACCGAACAAATAATCCCTCATCTTATGGGGAAGGATAGATTCAATCTTCATCCCATCGTTAATGTAGATATCACCATTACCGAAAATGAAATGCTTATCCCCAAATTCCGCTACACAGTTTGTGGACAGTGCGCCGATTGTCGGGGATAGTTGACGAAAAGCAAAGATAAAAGGAGTACCAACATAGGACATCTGGTAGATGGAATCCTCTTTATAGATCATAAACTTGTCTGTCAGAGGAAGGCCATCCAGTATGGCTCCTTTTGAATCAGCAAGTTCATACTCACCGGCATCAACCGTTGCAGAGGTTTCATCCCATGAGGATGGAACAGTTTGTATAGCAGCCTCTGTTGACCACTTCACTAAATTTGTATACTTAGTGCTGGACTCTGTGACGTTGAGGGCAATCAGGAAAGAGCGGAACGCTTTTATAGACTTGCATTCAGTAGAGGCGGGCCAGTTAGTTAAGTCTGCCATCCTAGTGCCCACGGCAGGTACACCAGCACTCAATGCCCAGAATTGTGGGTCATCAACTCCGTTAGTCATAATGAGAACGCCAGCCAAGACAGTGGATACCCAGCCATCTCTGGCTGTAGCGCTGTAATCACCGGATGAACGGGTTATATCAGTCCATGACGAACCATTATGAACATAAATCTTAGTCAATCCACCAATTACCCAGTAAGACGTAGACCCTGCTACTAGGTTAGTTATGTAATAAGGCGCAACAGGACAGGAAGCCATAACTTCCTTATAGCCGGGGGTTTTCTGTATAGCCCCATGCTCTGCTCTGATGTTATTGCCATCCGTCCAGACATTGGGGGGCAGTTGCCAAGCATTTATATCTTTGACAATCCCCATCTGCCCGACATTATCAATCGGGATTAAAGCCATGTTAGGGCTTTACCGGCCAGCTAACGGCTCGTACTTCTTCTACGGTGGTTAGTCCTGCCGGAAGATCACGCAAGTCCTGACGATACGCTGTCATTGCATCAGACATGGTTACGTCTTGTAGGGCGTACCAATCTGTAGCAGCCAGATTACGATCACGATCACTTCTTAATCCGACCATTGATCGATCAAAAGCACCCGCTTCCCATGCAGCTTCCTCTGCATCTCTTGCTGCTTCTTCTTCCGGTGTAAAGTCAATCCGTACACCGTCTACCATTTTATGTCTTGCCATCTAAATTGCTCCTAAAGTTAAGCTATACCATACATCTGAATTACGCCATCAAAGTTCCCGCTACTCATCAAGAAGGTAACTGCTGTAATTGCGCTTGTAGTATTAAAATATCCAGCCGCGTAACCCTGTGCTGCACCATCATTATTTCCGGCATGCGAATTTGTGGAGTAGAAGTGCTTGACATAGGTTGTATTTGACGGGTTGAATACTGTCTCTTATACACATCTGACGCTGCCGACGAT